GAAACTTTGATGCAAAATTCTTTGCCAACGCTTCGTGATGGTAAATGGTTTTTAGATTATTCGATTGTTCAAACGCCAGAAGAAATAGCCTCTGAAAATGTTAGGCATCGAAGGGAAAATTATTTGGTTGACTGTGATTGGGTTGTTATAAGGCATCAAGAATTGGGAACCGCTATTCCAGATGAATGGCTAACATATAGACAGCTTCTTAGAGATGTGCCTACCCAAGAGGGCTTTCCTTACGATATAACGTGGCCCACCAAGCCCGAAGCATAAAGGAAAATGAATGTTTGGCTTTCAACCATTATCTTCCGCTCCATTAGCAGATGATGGCGGTGCTATTGTTTATGAGTTGATTGCCTCAGATATTGTGGCGGGTAGCCCTTCTGTGCCTAGCGCTACATTTGTGCAAATACATTCCTTCACGCCTAACGCTATAACTACGGGCGCGGTTTCCATACCCACAAGCAACATGGCGGAGGATGAAACCTTTGATGCCAATGACTGCATTACGGGCGCTCCCGTTCTTGGTTCCCCCGCTATTACGCAAACACATGCGCTTGTGCCTAATGGAATTACGGGCGGAGTAAACACATTTGAAACCCCCGCTATGGTTGTTAATGTTGACTTGGGGACGCCAGTAGGAATTACGACAGGTGTGCCATTGTTAGGCGCGGCATCATTCGGACAGGGTCACACGTTTACGCCATCTAATATCAATATGGGCGCGATTATCGTTGGTAGCCCAAGCATAGCGCAGGATGAGGGTTTGCTTGCAAATGCTATAATTGCTGGCTCTCCAAGTTTGGGGGCTGCATCTTTCGCGCAGGAGCATTCTTTGGCGGCTGATAATGTTTTTGCATCCGCGCCCGTGATTGATAACGTATCTCTTACCCAAGATCACTCTCTGTCGGCTTCTGATATCACAGCGGGGAATCCAGTGCTAGATTCCCCCGTATTCAATCTTAGCGCTCCCCTTGATGCGGATGGGATAACATTGGGCAATCCTACGGTTGATCAATCTGCCTTCGCGCAAGGACACACCCTCACGCCCGCAGAGCTTGTCTCTGGTGCGCCTAGCGTGGATTCTACGGCTATCACCCAAGTTCACGTATTAAGCGCTTCTGATTGCGTCTCTGGCGCCCCTGTGGTTGATGACTGCAATATGGCGGAAGAAGAAACTTTCGTCACTGCGGATTTAATTACACCTTCTCCCGTGGTTGATCCTATTGCTATGGTGCAAAATCATGCGTTTACTGCATCGGATATAACCGCTGGCTCACCCGTGGTGGATGCTATTAGCTTTGTTCAAGTGCATGGTTTCGCCCCTCAAGGTATTACATCGGGTGCGCCTTCGGTTGCCTCTATATCAATGTCAGAAGAAGAAACCTTTACGGCAGATGATATTGTTTCGGGTGCGCCGTTTGTTGGCTCGCCCGCGCTTGTTCATAATATAGTTTTAAGCACAAGCAATCTAATTTCGGGTAATCCTTCGGTTCCGACCCTAACGCTGGTGCAGGGGCATGTGTTTAGCACAACCGATGTAACCCTTTCGGCTCCTGTGGTTGATAGCACTACATTCACTCAAGGCCATACATTTGCTACGAGTGATATATCATTCGGTGCGCCGAGCGTAGGTAATAGCGCCATAACTCAAGATCATGTCTTAGCGCCAGATAGCGTTTATGCGGGCAATGTATCTATAGGAAGCACTTCCTTCAATCAAACGCACGTTCTTTCAGCAAGCAACATAACTATGGGTGCTCCTACCGTGGAAAGTCCTCAACTAAATGTGGGCTTGCCAAGGGTGGTATCAATTAGTCAGGATAGTAGGAATAAGGCTATAGTGCCAACTCATAACTTTGCAATTCTTGTAAATGATGGTATCAATGAACAGTGAATACCTAAAAACGGGTGAAGCATGGCCTTCTTTATCAAGCAAAATGACACCGCCCCCATACTGCAAGCAGACTTAAAAGACGCTAACAATACGGCGGTAGATGTAACGGGGGCGACTATTACCTTCAAAATGCGGCCCGTAAGCTCTACTACGGCTACCATCAATAGTGCCGCTACAATAATTGATGGTGATGCGGGTTCGGTAAAATATGAATGGGCTTCGGGAGACACCGCAACGGCTGGATCATACTTTGCCGAGTTTCAAGTTGTGTTTAGTGGCGGGAGAATTGAGACATTCCCCAATGGGGATTACATACAAATAACAATATTGGACGATATAGCATGAGTGGTATAACCCAAACTACACCAAGCAGAGAGCCTTTATTCGTTGATGATGTAAGGAATTATCTAAGGCTAGATGATGACGTAGAGGAAACGCTTATTGTCGCTTTGATTGCGGCGGCTAGGCAGTGGGCGGAAAACTACACGGGTAGGGCGTTCATTACGCGAACAATCAATCAATTCCATGATAGCTTTAATTATCCCAACACCTATATCCCAGAGGGCTTCTATACGGGCATTGATAAGAACTTCCCTGATAGCTTTATTGATCTTGCCATGACGCCCGTTGCATCTTTTACTGAAGTAAAGCTTATTGACGATGCGGGTACGGAAACAACATGGAACGCCTCAAACTACTATGTTGATACGGTGCGCGAGGTTCCAAGAATAGTTTTGCGCGATGGCGGCTCCCTCCCTAGCGATCTACGCTCCGCAAATGGACTAAAGATTGTTTATGATGCGGGATACGGCACAAGCCCTACGAACATACCTCATGCGATCAAATTAGCCATGATGCAATATTGCACCTTTATGTATGAGCATAGGGGAGATTTTGAAGGAACAACGCCGCCACAGCCTTCAAAGCTAATAAAGACATTGCTTACGCCATATCAAATTATGCGGTTTGGTACTACGCCTTACTCTAACGCTCTTAAGATGGGTATCGGCTAATGGCGGTAGGTGCAATGCGTTTCAAGTTACAGCTTCAATCACCCACGCGCACTACGGACGCGGGCGGCGGGGCGGCTATAACTTGGACTAAAGTTGCCGATGTTTTTGCCTCAATCACGCCGAAAAACTCAACGGAGCAAGACTTTGCCGACAAGCTGCGTGATAGATTGGAGAGCGTGGTTCGTATTCGCTATCGCAATGGGGTAACTACCGCTCATAGGCTTGTGCAAACATTTACAAGAGATGGGGCCACAACAACGCGAACCTTTACAATCAAGGGCATAATGAACGTCGATAATAGGTTTCGATACCTTGATATTGATGTGGAAGAGGGGGTAGCGGTTTGAGCATAAGCACAACGGTAACAAGGCGAGCGGGCTATAGACGCGCTTCAGGCGCTTATAGAATCGCTGTTGAGCGAGTTATAGCGTCATCCGTTCAAGACGTAATGAATACCGCCAAGCAAAGCATACAAACACATTCTGGTGGGGGTAGGACTTACGAGAAATACAACCCCAAAAGAACTCACACGGCATCTTCTGAAGGTAAGCCGCCCAATACCGATACGGGTTTTTTGGTAAGCAACATTCATGCAGTTATTGATCAAGATCGCTTAGGTGGGTCGGTAGAAAGTCGCGCTTCTTACTCAATATTCCTTGAATTTGGCACTAGCAAGATGCAAGCAAGGCCGTTCTTGCAGCCCGCTCTTGAGGAGAACAAACCAAAGATAAGACGTAAATTTGCGCGTCTTAGGGCAAGGGGTGCATAATGAGTCTGCATTCTTGGCCCTTACAGCAAGCGATTTATTCAACGCTTAATGGAAATATCAAAACCGCATCGACGCTATCGGGGACGGTTACTTATGCGGTTACGGTTGCCAATGGAACGAATGCTTACGGGTCTGGTAATAAATACTATATCGAAGGCTTTACGGATGCGAGTCCTACCATTTCCCTAACGAGGGGGCGGACTTATCGCTTTACTCAAGCGGATAGTAGCAACTCAAGCCACCCTTTGCGGTTTTCTACTACGGCGAATGGAACACACGGCGGCGGCTCCGAATATACAACTGGTGTCACGACAAGCGGAACGGCGGGTAGTTCGGGGGCTTATACCGAGATAACGATAGGTGATGATACGCCAACGCTGTATTATTATTGCACGAATCATAGCGGAATGGGTGGCACGGCTAATATGGTAGCCGACACAACGCGAAGCAATGTCCCGATATATGATGATGTGCCAGAGGGAACAAGCGCACCCTACATCGTTATAGGCGAGGAAACGGCTATTGATGCGGCGGTAAAAGACAAGGATGCCCATGAGCATACCCTAACGCTTCATGTTTGGTCTGAATATCGCGGTAG